TAAAAATCTTGTCACTAGAACTCAAGGCGATAACTCCGGTATCTTCTCAGACGCTACACTCACAGTTCTGAACTCTACAAAGAATGTCAATGTAGAGGTGACATTTGAAGACTTGTTGCCAACATCAATCTCTGATATTCAGTTAGATGTAAGAGCAGCAGATATAAATTATTCTGAAGCCACAGTAAATTTCAGATATAAAAGGTTTACAATCAAGACTGTATGATATATAATACATTGAGTTGAAATAGATGGGGATTTATAATGAAGATTGCTACTGATTTTATTTTAAATGGAAAAACAGTTAAGGATAATGATACCTATATTCTAACTGATAATTCGTATTTGAAAAGAAGCGTTGTATCTAGCACACTGCTTCATTCAAAACAATCAACTCGTGGTCATGAGCATGTGGGACAAGAAGAGGTATATATCTTCATTCAAGGCAATGGGTTTATGTACTTAGATGAGCATCAGTTTCCTGTGAAAGCGGGTGATGTGGTTGCAGTTGATGATGGAGTATTTCATAGAGTGACGAACCCTACAGACGAGCCTTTATATTTTATATGTGTATTTGAAGGAAAGAGAAACCACTAATGAGTTTACATTATGTGTTTGACGTTGATGGTACATTAACACCAAGCAGAAGTTTGATTGACCCTGAGTTTGAAAAATGGTTCTTTAACTTCTGTAACGAAAATAACGTCTATCTAGTCACCGGCTCAGATAGAATTAAGACAATCGAACAGATTGGTATTCCTCTATATTTCGCTGCCAAGAGAGTATACAACTGCTCTGGTAATGAAGTATGGGAACGTGATAGGATTGTTCATCAGAACATGATTTCAGCATCAATCGAACTTCTAAAGGCTCTTAGAGAGAAATGTTCTCAGAGTAAACACCCAATCAAAACAGGCAATCATATTGAGCATCGTATGGGGCTTATCAATTTCTCTACAGTTGGTAGGAACGCTACGATGAGCGAGAGATTAGATTATGCTAGATTCGACCTTGTGTCGAAAGAGCGTGATAAGATTGCTGAAGAATTATCTGAGCAGTTCCCAGAATATCAATTTGAAGTTGCTGGTCAGATTGGTATAGATATTGTTGAGAAGGGCAATGATAAATCTCAGATACTAAAAGATTTTGACGCTTCTACAGACAAACTCGTATTCTTTGGCGATACTACATATAAGGGTGGTAATGATTACCCACTAGCAAAAGCGATTGAAGACAATCAGATGGGATACATACATCAAGTAAATGGTTGGCAACACACATTGGAGATTTTACAATATGAAAATTGGTTTTACCTGTAGTACATTTGACCTGCTACATTCTGGTCACATTATGATGCTGAGAGAAGCTGCGAGCGTTTGCGACTATCTTATCTGTGGTCTACAAATTGATCCATCGAATGACAGAGCAGGCAAGAACAAACCACTACAGAGCATTGTAGAAAGATATACACAACTATCCGCAGTGCGATACGTTGATGAGATAATTCCATACGAGTGGGAACATGACCTAGAAGACATTCTTCAGTCATATCCTATCAATGTTCGTATCTTGGGAGAAGAGTATAGAGACAAATCATTCACTGGTAAAACGTTCTGTGAAACCAATGGTATTGAACTATACTACAATAAACGCAAGCACAGGTTTTCATCATCAGAACTTAGAGACAGAGTTGATAATAGTCATTTTTTATCGGAAGGCTGCTAGACTATGAACATCGACGATATTCATATAGAGTGGGAAAAAGACACTGATATGGACCCAGCTAACTTAACTGAAGAAGCCAGAAAAATACCAAAGCTACACGCCAAGTATTATCGTTATTATACTTATGAGCATAGTTTACAACGTAAGCTAGAAGCAGATTTAAAACGACTCAAAGTTTTAAGAACAGAATGGCACGATGGGTCGATGGCAGAAGAAGACTTAAAAGAGTATGGCTGGAAGCCCAGTCTCAAACGAATACCAAAGGGTTATCAGAAAGAAGTTCTCGAAGCAGACTCTTTCATTATCAAAATGAAGTTGAAGATTGGTGATGCCGCAGAGAAGGTTGATCTCTTAGAGAATATCATCAAGTCCATTAACAACCGAGGGTTTTTAATAACCAATATGATAGCGTTTGAAAAGTTTAGAACTGGAGCAATCTAATGTGGCGAGTGTGGAAATATGCTATAGGTTCATTCAGTGATGATAAAACAAAACCATACGATAATAAAGTAGCAGTAATTCGCACCTTTTGGATTTTCCTACATATTACCACATGCATGTTTATTATAGTTGGAAATGGTAGGGTATTAAAATTTTGGTAGACACAGTTCATATTGAAAAGCACAATGAAGTACATCTTCGTATAAACGCCGAAGCATCTATCATTATGGAAATGTCTCAATATTTTGAGTTTGATGTTCCAGGCGCAAAATTCTCTCCTGCATATCGCAATAAAATGTGGGACGGCAAGATACGTTTGCTTAACAATATGACAAGACTACTCTACGCTGGCTTATTGCCCTATGTAGTATCGTTCTGTAATGATAGAAGCTACGAATGTATTGTATCCCAAGATTGGAAACCAATATCTAAATATGGTGAAGAATCTGGATATGCTTTAGCAGACCTACTCAAGTCACCATACGAACTAAGAGATTATCAAAACGAAGCCTTTATAGAATGTCTCAACTCAGAGCGTAAGTTGCTTTTATCGCCAACTGGTAGTGGCAAATCTTTTATCATTTATCTTCTTACTCGCTGGCATCAGTCTCAAAGTAGAAGAATTCTCATCATTGTACCTACCACATCACTCGTTCATCAAATGGCTTCAGACTTCGTTGAATACAATAACAATAAGCCAATGGACATTCATAAGATTATGGCTGGTGCTGAGAAAGATATAGATAGTAGTATCGTGATCACAACATGGCAGTCAATATACAAACTAAAGAAGCCTTGGTTTCAGTCATATGATGTTGTGATTGGTGATGAAGCACATTTGTTTAAAGCAAAGTCTCTAACTACGATATTATCAAAAATGGATGATTGCAGATATCGCTATGGATTTACCGGCACACTTGATGGAACGCAGACACATAAATTAGTGCTAGAAGGTCTGTTCGGAACAGTAAAGCAAATTGTCAGCACATCAGAATTGATGGACCAGAATATTCTAGCAGACCTTGAAATTAAGGGTGTTGTGCTAGAGTATCCTGAAGCCACAAGAAAGCTAATGCGTAACAAGACATATCAAGAAGAGATTGATTTTATCGTTACGAGTGAAGCACGAAATAAGTTCATTCGCAATCTTGCATGGAGTCTCAAGGGTAATACTTTGATACTCTTTCAGTTCGTTGAGAAGCATGGCAAGTTGTTACATCCAATGCTTCAGTCAGATGATAGAGAAGTACATTTCGTATACGGTGGAGTCGATTCAAATGAGAGAGAGAATATTAGAAGGCTTGTTGAAGAGTCTAGCGATACTATTATCCTTGCCAGTTATGGTACTTATTCTACTGGTATCAATATACGCAATCTGCATAATATTGTTTTTGCGTCTCCTTCAAAGTCTAGGATTCGTAATCTTCAATCTATCGGCAGAGGACTTAGAACGCATGAGAGCAAAGAGAAAGCCACCTTATACGATATTGTAGATGACCTCTCACATAAAAAGAAAAGAAACTTTGCACTGAAACACTTCATGGAGAGAGTAGATACATATTCAAAAGAGGGTTTCAATCTAAAGCTATATAACGTAGATATAAAGGGATAACCATGCTACACGTTTTCAAGTTAATAAGTGGTGAAGATATCTTCGCATGGATAAGAGATGAGAACGAAATGGGATACATTGTTGAAGACCCCTGTACAGTTCTTTTCAATCCATCTAGTGGTATTCTTCTAAAGCATTGGATGAGCCTAACTGAAGATAATGTTACATATCTACTTAAGTCAAACATTCTTTCTGATTTGGGTAAAGCGAATGACCTTGCTGAATACTACTATCATACATATATGTATGAAGCAAAGAAGGTAAATGCTGCTGCTCTTGAGTCTTACCAGAGCAGCATGAAAGAAGAAGATTCAAATATTGATGATTTCTTCAATCACATGGTACCACCAAATAGAAACGATTATAACTAATCTAGTGTTTCATTGGAGCATAAATGCTATTATAC